TGGTGTTCGATCTCGTAATAGTCGATCTTGTACGCTTCGCAGTAGTCCCTTTGATCGTCCTCATAATCCATCGCTCGTAAGTTTTCCAAGTGTTCTTCAAGTTCTTCATCCAGTTCATCATCGTATGGGTTGTATCTGTTAATATAAGAATCGTAGTTAGGTAAGTCGTAAGCTCTCATTCCTCCTCCAGTTTCTCAAGGTGTTCTTTGTATAGTTGCAAGGACAGGTAAAGGTCAAGCCATCTTCCGTCCAACGTTCGGTTCATATCGTTGTTAAATAGATGGAACATCAGCTCCTCTATCTGATCTATTGGATCAAGTAATATCTCTCGGTTATTCATAGCATATCGTAAGCCCAGGCAAAGATCAGTAATCCTGCAAGTACAAAAGCTCCTATTGTTATTAAGCTCATTGGTTTATTGGGTTGTCGGTTGTTTGTCGGATCATTCCTTCAATCGTACTTGGTTGCCTGGATAACAACTCTTGCTGAAGCTCCACGAGCCTATCACGGACACTTACATTATCAGGTAGTTTCCTTTGCACGGACAGGTAATGTTGGATCAAAGCCTCAAGGGATTGGTCGCATAGGTCGTTCATAGGTAAGAAATCTGGGTCGGTTAGGTTGTTATCGGATTGCATGTATCGCAGAGATTGGATTCGTTTTCTCGCAAGTGCAAGTCTGAATCGCACTCTTTACATTTTTTACGAGCAGGTAAGCTTCGATGGTACGCTTTCAATGCGTTACGGATGTCGGTCATCATCGCTTCCTTGTCCGCACTTTCGCCACGAACAGGTAAATCTCTACAACCCCAAGCGACAACAGGTAAAGCTCGTGTGAGATGATCGATGCGATAGTAGAATTGTAAGTTCTGGTAGATAAAGCTTACTGACATGGCTCTATGCTTTCAAGTTTGGCGTTATCTTTCCACGCTCCGCTTATTTCTTCGTCTTCGTCCAACGCATCCCAAGCCAATTCTTCAGCTTGTTCAGCACTTTCAGCGGTCACATAAAAAGTCCGGTAAGTAGTAGCACTTAGTTCAATTTCAAATTGTTTCATGTCGGTTAGTTAGTTTGCAAGCCATTTCTTAAGCACTGGATGGCTATTTATGAAAGATTGCTCCCGTTCCCAGTAAGTCTCAATAACTTGGTCAGGTAAATCGTATTGCTGTATGGCAGACCAATGACTGGCTCGCATGAAACGCAACTTGCTGTATAGTTTTTTAAATTCGGATTTATTCATTTGTTTTTTTATAAGGTTAGGTGTTAGCTAAAAAGTATTGATGCGAGTATACATAGCCATACACAGCCACAGAATAGACACATGAGTAGGTTGGATTTAGTAAGTAAGTTCATGGTATTAGTTTGTTTCAATTGTTCTAAGTATTTCTAAGCCCTCTATAAAAGCCCATAACTGATCGTATAAACTTTGCTTTGTCTTTGCCGATATATGTCGCCTACCATCAATAGCAGTTGCCACATAGTAATGATTTTGAGCCTTATAATAAGAGAAGGTTTTTTGAGGGATTAGTTTATTGATGCGATCAAGCGCACCATCTAAGTCTTTTTGTGTTATTCTCATGAGTTTATCTTTCTATTTTGTTAATTACTTTTTTGAGTTCAGATAGGGTAAGAATAAATCCTTGTTTGACTCCATCCGATAAATTGTCAGTTAACTTTGCCTTTAGAATACCATACTTCCCATGCTTGTCTAAAAAGCGTAAATCAGTTTTATCCATGTCATAACAATCTGGTAAAGATAAAGCTTGATCATAATCACTTGCAACCACTGGAAATGCTATTGATTGTCCTCTACTTATGGCTTGTTTGTAATGGTCAAATCTTGCTTTTGCTTGGTTCGAATAAGAAAAGGTTAAATGGTAATTAGGTAAATCGATTCTGTTTGGATTCTTGGTATAATCATAAAACTGGATTCCAGGAAAAGAATTAATAACATTATAAAATTCAATATCTGAAGTACCATTGAGACGAACGCTAAACTTTCTACCATTCTTTTCTGCATTCTTTTTCGCAAGTTTAATTTCATGCATAAGTAACAAATCACAAATGTCTTTTCTATAGATTGCTACCCAAGATTTAATCATTCTAGCAATTGCAATTTTAGCTTTTCCTGCTCTTTTCTCTAATAACGCATGCCCACTTTCCACTAAACAAGCCAATCGGCAACCAGTGGAAGCATAAGAACATAAATCTTTTCCTGCATTCTTCCCGGCAGATAGATATAAGATTAAAGTATCATAGTTTGCCTTCTTTCCCTTTTCTATCTTTTGGGAGCTATTAACACTGGCAAAATAGGAAAGCTTAAAATCTCTTAAAAACTTTGGTCTAGATTTGTAGCTGTATTCTTTCAATAAGGTTTCCACTTGTAACAATATACCAAAGCGTTTGACTGGCGTTTCTTCAGTTAAATACTGAAAAGCTAATTCTTTTAATACTTTCATTTGTTTTCTTTTGTTTTGGTTTTAAGATTAGAGAGCTACCCTTACATATTCGCCATTTAACACAAGCCACTCTTGCTGAATGCCGATGGTTATAAGGTGGTCGAACTTCTTACCTAATGTTGAGTAAATCCATAATTCGCAATCTTCTTGTCTATTGATTAAATCTTGCAAATCTTGTTTGGTCATAGTGAGTTTTGATGTAGTAGTATTATTCATGGTTTTAGCTTTTGACAGAAATACAAAATATAGCAAATACTTTTTTTCAAGTTTGTTCTAAATCGTTGTAAATCAGTGAAATAAAAAATGAAAAAAGTTTTAGCTATTATACCATGTCGAATCAATCTCGCATTTAAAGCATTGAATAACAATAGTTTATGAGAATGAAAAGACTGATTGTTAGTATTTAAGCGGTATTGATAGCAAAAATACTGATGATCGTTATTGATCGCTTTTGATCGTTTGATGATCGTTTATGATTGGTTTAAGAACATCGAAAGAGAAAAACAAACACAAGACCAAATGCAAACTACTTGCAATAACGGAACTAAGTTTGATCGATATGTTAATGCAACTTACTTGCAATAAGGAAAAAAATAAGCAAGAAATCCTGATTTCTACCTGATTTGTTTCATAACTCGTTGATTATCAACAGAGGTTCGGGCAATATGTATTATGTCTAATTGTATAAATAACCCCTGTCCTATAATAATCTTACGGGTATGCGGGGGTAATTAACGCGCGCGTATATAGCGTAAGTCTCTCGCATTTTTTCACCAAATCTTTTTGCTATATATGTTAGCAGCTTAGAAGCTTGGATCAAACGGCTCTTCTTCGTCTTCGGTGCTAAAGTCTCCTTCAAAGATAACATCATCTGATTCAGTCAGTACCGACAGTTTAGCGAAGTCCAGGCATCCAGCTATTGTGTAGTCGTTAAGATCGTACTCTCGTTTGAAGCGGTATATGAGCTTTGCTAGTTCGTACTGGAAGGTGTCTGTTTGATCGTTGATATTCATCACTTGTAACCATAACATAATACGAGCACAGTTGTCGAGATAAGCTGTATTGTTATGCGAGACCAGCATTTACAATGCGTTGCGTTCGCTATGCGAGACCTTATTGAGACAGTATTGAGACACCGATTCTTGGCCAGTGTTTATCTAGGGTTTTAAATTTTATGCTTTACATGTTTCCTTCGGTGTGAGATCGTTATAATATTGATATTAAGATAGTACCTATAACTGTACTTAAAAATAATTCAAAGTATTAAACAACAAGTGTACAAGCAGTTGCTTTAGAGTCGTTTAGCTGTTACTGCTTTTATAGCTTTCTTTTCCATTAACATTACAAAGACTAAACCAAAGTAGCTACAGCTTCCATCATATCAGTAAGACTCTGTTGAGCTGCTCATACATTAGATCCTTCGCAGCTACTTTAACAATAGCTACTGATAACATATTCTTTAACTTAGGTTTTTAAGGATAATTGTGTTTATAAATAAACCTATAACAGAAACATCTATAACTGATATATAACTGTATTTAAACTAAGTAAGAAATTACAATATATATCTACTAAAGATTTGTTATAGAATCTATATCCAAGTTACAGAAGCTTTGTTATTACTTCTTTTATGAAAGCTATCAACAAACTTTGTTAACTCTTCATTCATCAGCTCTTGTTGTCTATCAATCATAGATTGGTTAACATCAGCAGCCATTTGCTGCACCCAATAACCAACAGCTATTGATAAAGCATCAAGACGGTCATCATGTACCAAGCTACCTCTATCTCTTGTTATCCTACTTAATTGATACATAAGCATGTACCTGGTTTGTTGTTCAATAGGATAGCTAAGAGCAGACCTGTAGTCATCCGTGATGACGGAAGGGTCAACGATTAGACGATGGCTATTGAGTACAGGTTCAAGAGTGTCAACAATACGAAGCTCCTTCTGTTTGTTATGTCTGACTTCTTCTATAGTTACAGGATAGGTTGTTCTAAACAGAGGCTTTATCAGCTCCATAAACATACCGTCACCAAAGTTAGACTCTATCACTACCTTATTAACTTTGTTATCCTTTGCTATAGCTACAAGTTGTTTAAGGGTCTTCTCATCGTATCCACCTCTTATCCCTCCAGCATCCGGAACAAACAGCTGACCGTTTAACATCTTCACTACAGCGTACCCTGTTTCATCCTTACCACGACCAGACGGGTCAATAGATAACACAGAGCCTGTGTACGGTATCATATCCCCAACAGTGTTAGCAGGTCTTCTGTATCTGTCCCCAGCCAACCCTACATTAGGTAACTCTCTATCACAGTTATCAGGGTCAGATGACCACACTACCTTCTCAGGGGCTACATCTACATCCACATCCATAATGACCAGATCGTTAATCTTTAGTGGGTATCTATCAGCATCCGATAGCTTAGGATTAAGCATGAACTGAAGAGCGTACCCCGTCCGACCGTACGACATCTTTCTTTCCTCTAAGTCCAGATCAGTGAACCGTAGGGGTTCTGTAGAGGTACCAACTGTCTCAGGTGTTATTCTGTCCGCTATAAGGGGTGCTAAATCGCCTCCGTAGTTGTTAATAGCTTCTCTATCGTCTGGATACTCTGAAGACCATATACGGCTCTTGTAGCCCCTCTCCCGCAGTTTGTTGTATATACTGTCTTCACATTGAGGAGTACCAAGAAAGATGATCCTTGAGGAGTCTAGGGGTTTAATGATAGCGTCGAACTCTTTTACTTGTTCATCCAGCTTATCTCTCATTCCTTGAGTAGCGGAGTTGTTAGCTACCTCCACATCGTCTGCCACGATTATATCAGCACGAGAACCTGTTAGCTGGGATGATATACCAAGGGACTTAACAGAGGGAGCGTGAGACGCAGGAGCAGGTCCTACATCGAAAGCTATCTTACTGAATCGTTGGTTCTCTGACGGCTTTAATCCTTGTAAAATGGGAATCTCCTGAATAATTCGCAAGGTAAAGGTAGAGAAGTCATCTGATCGATTCTTACTAGCTGATACAACAAGTATGTTCTTAGAGGGGTCCAGCAGCAACTGATGTACTACAAAAGCACTTGTTATCCACGACTTACCTACTCCACGGAACGCCATAATAACAGACCGCTTTGGACCGTGTTGCAGGTACTCAGCGATGTCGTATTGTAGCTCGGTGGGGTCAGGGAGGTTTAGGTGCTTCCAAACCAGGTACAGGAAGTTTCTAAAGTCCCGTAGCTTGGGCGGTATCTCTTGGTGTTTCTTCTTCTTCAAATGGTAAAGTCTTTAAGTCATCAGCTAACGCTTGTAGAGGAGTACCCATTCCGGAGTCCATAACAACATTGTTATCCTTGAGGAACTGTCTAGCTCCGTTTAATAGAGCAGCGTTGTACTCTCCTTCAGCCTCCATCAGATCAATACTGTTACGATATGCACCAGCTATCTTGTCGTGCAGTTTACTTCCTTCGGTATGACTTAGCATATACTTAGTGTATTAATAGTTGTTATCTTTGTAAACAAAAAGAGGCAGCCCGATTGGACTGCCCCTTAATGATAGATATGAGATAAACTCTTAGCTTAAAGCAGCTTCGAACTCAGCAACGGTTCCTAATTCAGTTCCGTTGTGGTAGATGTTACCGTCAAACTTCGCACGAGTAGCTGAACCGTCAGTCGAAGAGATGTCAGTAGCAGCAGCAGTTGCGGAAGTAGAGAGAACCTTAAACATGTCGTCTCCTTCGTCCCAGATCAAAGCAACATTGCTTTCAGCAGAACCACGCTCAACGATGAAACCACCGTCATTAGAAGCATTCGTTCCGGAACCAGCACCTTTAGAAAGGTTCATGATGCTGTCAGCTACATCGATGTTAGTGGTGTTTACCGAAGTGGTTGTACCATTAACAGTCAAGTTACCACTGAAAGTAGCATTGGCTGCGGAGATGTTACCGGAGAAGGAAGCGGAGTTACCGTCAGAAGCGAGCGATCCTGTAGCAGTTTGCAACGCAGAGATGTCGCTGTCATTGCTGGATACATTCGATTGCAGAGTGGAGATGTCCGAATCATTCGAAGAGACATTGCTTTGCAGCGTGCTAACATCAGATTGAAGTGAAGAAATATCACTGTCATTCGAGCTAACATTTGACTGAAGAGTGCTGATGTCAGATTGAGCAGTAGAAACATTGGACTGGAGGGTCGAGATGTCGCTATCGTTAGAAGATACAGCGTCAGCAACGCTTTTAAGTTGTGTATCAAGAGCTTCGTCAGCGGCTTTAAGGCTGGTAACAGAAGCTAAGTAGTTCGTACCACTGTTAGCACTGTAAGCACCGTTAGCACCAAGACCAGCACCACTTTGAGTAGCATCTACTTCGGACTGAAGAGAAGTTACATCACCAGCAACGCTATCAACATAAGCTTTGGTAGCAGCGTGAAGGGAGGCAGTAGGAGCACCTGAGAGCGTCAAAGCTCCGGTCATTGTTCCTCCTGCGAGGGCAAGCTTCTTATCAAGCTCTACTTTGGTTTTTT